TTATTTATCTTTGCTTTCAAGCTGTGATAATCTCGTATCTATTGATGTAAGAGTTTTGTTGAAGTTTTCCATAGTTTTAGAAAAGTTATCTAATTGACTATATAGCCTGTCCTCACGTTTGTTATTATCCTCACGCTGCTGTTGATCTTTCTTGTACATGAAGTACATACAACCCAAAACTAGTACGATTGGGAACCCTAAGTTTGATATTAAAGTTGTAATTGCATTTGTGTCCATAATTGTCACTCCTTTTTTAAGTTTTTAAGTTTTTTGTTTTAGTTTTAAGGCAATAAAAAAGACTACTAATTAAGTAATCAGATTTATTGCCTATTTTGTTATTAGTAATTTATAATGTTAAAATACTTATCTTATTAACTCTTGTACCATCTGCTAATTGCCCACCTAAAAAGTATATTTTATTTTCACAATTAATCATAAAAGTATCTTTATTGTGTTTAATCGGCATTGTTGTAATTATGTCACTAAACGTATTGTTTACATGGTTATAAATATATACATCGCCATTTATTAATACATATATTTTATTATTTACAACCACACAACCATCGCAATTTACGGCATTGTTAGGTAAAGTTGATATTTCGTTGTATGTTTGTGTTAAAATATCATATGTTAAAATTGTATTAAATCCACCGCCAAACATATAGACCTTACTGTCTATTATTACAGATTTCATGTTACGTCTTGCTTGTGGCATTGTAGCACCAGCACTAACCGTATTGCTGATTGGGTTAAATATATCCAATGTGTTAAAGGTTAATTTTTGTGATATATTGTAGCCACCAAAAATATAAACTAAACCATTGTAAGCTTGTGCCGTACCCTCTTGTTTAGCAATAGTTAGTGTATCTGCTGAAGTCCATTTTTTTGTATCCAAATTATACTTTTGATAAAATCTTTGTGTAGCACCATAATTCTGTCCGCCATACATAACAAATTCATTTCCTAACAATGTATGTGCTGAATATGACAAAGCTACAGAACAACTACCAATAGATGTCCTACTATTATTTATTGTGTTATACATATAAAAAGCACCTATCTCACTTGTACTTTTCCCTTCTACATAAAATATATCACTACCAATGCTATATCCCATACAACTTACACACTGATGTTCCATTACATACCCTTCACTCCAAATTGGATTTATTGGACTTTGTTGTGGTAAAAACTCCCTCACAACCCCATCTACTAATCCCTTGCAACTTGTCATAGTTTTAATTGTATTAGTAGCCGTATCTAAATACATTATTTTAGCAATTTTACACATTTTATCGCCATCTTTATACATTATAGCCATTTATATCACCTCTGGTATGAAGTAAAACACATTGGGTTCAGCTGTTGTGGGTGTAGGTTCTGCAGAACTCAACAAACATCTTGTTCTAGCTTCTAAATTGTAAACCCTCTGTACCAATGCCAGTAAATCTCCGTTCTGATTTTTAAGTTGTTCCAAAGCATCATGGTATTGGTTATAAATATCTTGCATATCTACTGCTTGATTAAGTGTTTTTACTGCTTCCCTTAAATCTTTAATATTTCTACTTGTACTTACCCATGCAATACCCCTTGCTATATAAATATCTGCTAGTCCTATTTCCCACACGTCTGCATTTTGTGTAAGAGTAGGAGCAACTGCTACACTACTATAAGCGCCTTGCTTTACTACAATTTTTATCTCTCTGTTGGTCTCACTTAACTGCAAAACTACTCTATCTATTCTGTCTAAAGTTGGGTCTGCATTTGCTAATGTAATACTCATGCTTGTAGTATTAGTGTACATGTGTCCATTTATGTGTCCATTCCCCAATGCTACATTTACTGCCATGTTTGTGCCACTTGATGTAACTTGTAAAGCATTGTTATCGTCACACAAAAATACACCATTAGACAGTGTATTCTTAAAAAACATACCAAAATCTTCTGCCATATAGGTACGGTCATAGCTACCATCTGTAAGCTTTTTAGCATTAAAGAAACCACTTTTTTCTGCCATATTTATCATCTTCCTTTCATATTAATTTTTTAATTTAAACTTAAGTTTATCTATTAATGTTGGTAATTCATTTCCAAAAACAACATTAATTTGTATTGTACCATTTTCATACACTTCTTCTATTTCTGTAATCCTTGTATCTACTTGCAATCCCCAATCTGTATTAACACACGTTACAATATCCCCTAAATCATAATCTTTTTTATACGTTAAATTTGTTTGGTTTGTATTTATAACACTGTTAAAACTATAATTATCTGTACATTGCTTTAAAGCTTCAACACCTTTCGTTATTAATATATTGTTATATTGTTCTTGTGTCAACGTAACATCTGTATTATCGCTCTGTATGTCTCTTGCATCTATAAACATTTCCTTCCTTGCTATGCCACTATTGTCCTCACCGACAACTACTTTTTTTCTTTGTGTGCCTTGTCCTTCACCTGCTATTAATACAGTATTTTTAAAATTTTCATTACTATCTGTATATTCTTGCTCTAGAATATTGTCAAATTCTGTGCTAAATATTGCTCTAATATTAGTATTTTGTCCTACTGTTCTGTCTAACCCTTTAAATGTATTAAAATATAACTTTTTATCATTAATATTAAAATCTAATTTAAAAGATATATTACTTATTGTTGTTATATCGAACAGACTATCTAATAAATCTTTATAACTTATTTGCTTACTTAAAGTATCAGTAAAGTTGTTAACTACCCCTAACTGAATATTTTGAATTTTTCTGTTTACATTTGTTGGATTAATAACATTTTTATTAACTAGTTCTATCATAATTAACTCTGTTAAATTATTATTGTAATTTACTGTATCCCATATAATTCTACGATTAAAAATATACTTCATAAATCTTCCATGAATAGTTAGTTCTTGCATACCATTTGTATTTAATTTTAATTGCCTGCTTGTAATTATTGCTACTTCTGTATCATCGTTTTTTAATATTAAGTTATCTTCTACTAATAACTCTAAATTTCTAGTGTTAATTGGAATGTGTAATTCAAACTCACCACAATTATAAAACCTTCTAATCCATCTAAAACTAGAATATCCCTCTATGATGCCTACAAATTCATATTGTGGATTAAATACATATAACTCCATGCCCTACACCCCCAAATAACGATTATAATAATAAATGTAGCACTCTAAATCTTTACTTCCTGTATCAGCTTCAAACTTAAATAGATTATCTCCATTTTCTAATTCCATAAATGTACTGGATAAATCTATAAGATTAAATGCATTAGTAGTAGTATTATTTACTGTACTTGTTACCTTTTTATTTCCATAGTCTGTTGTTATTTCTATTGTTTCATCTTGTGTCAAAGTTTTATTTAATTTTATAAATTCATTTGTTGTAGTATTTGTAATTTTTGGATTAACAACTGTACCATAGCTTTTAAATATAACTTTTACTGGTGTAGTAATATCACCTGCATTATAACAATTAGATACATCTGTGGTACTTGTTTCTTTATATCCAAAATGTACACCTTTTGTTGCTTCATCAATGTTTAATGGAAAATGAAAAGCATCATCAAATTTCATCGTTGATAAATCTATTCTATGCTCAAGTAAATCGGTAAAAAATGGATTAAATGCTATAAGATTTATAGTACATTTTGCAAAACTATTGTTGCCATAAAATTCAGGAATAGGCATTGTAGCAACCATACATTTAATTTTACGTTGCTTAAAATTATCTATGTAGATTAACTCTCCTAAACCTAGTTTGGGATTAAATACTTTATATAATCGGCTCTTTAATTCTTCTAATTCTACTAAAGTATTAGCTGTTATTGTTATGTCTATGTTTATATCTTTATTATCTAAACTGTTATTTAAATATGTGTTTCCATTCTGCTTTATACCTTTTACAGTATTTATATTAATTCCATTTGATATTTCTAATTTTTGTAATACAAAAGGCATGGAATTAGTAATTGTTATTGCCATACCTTTACAATTTCTATATATTAAAGTTTTCACAATTCCACACCTCCTTAAAATTGTGTTGCAAATTGTTGTAAAGCATATTTATTTTGTCTTGCTATCTCGCTTGGAGATAAAGCTTTAGGACTATTTATTGTTACATTTTGTGTAAAACCACCTTTGCCACCTTGACCGTTTCTGTATACCACTGCTTCATCTTCTTTTAATACCATCTCGCCTTTGTGTAGTCTAGCTTTATAGCCATCATACGGAACATAGTTTAAGCCATTGTAGTGACTTCCATCATCTTTGCCATCATCCTTATCCATTTTTTTATTTCCGTCTTCCCAAAATTTTAATTTACTTACAAGCCAATCTACTTTATCCTGTACCCATTTTTTAATGTTTTTCCAAATGTCTTTTATACCATCCCATAAACTAGTAAATATTGCCTTACCTGCATCATACAATGAGCTTCCAATTCCTGTAATAATATCTACTGGTACACTAATTATTTCTTTAAGCCAATCTAATAATTGCTCAAATACCCATTTAATTGCATCCCATATTTTATTAAATGCTGTTTTAGCAACATCCCATAACATGGAGCCTACTCCTGCTATAATATCTCCTATTAGTTTTAAAGCACCTTTAATTAAGTCTTTTATAGTATCCCATACCTTAGATACTATTTTTTTAACTCCATCCCATGCCTTATCCCAATCTCCACTTAAGATAGCCATAACAGTATCAATAATAGCTTTTATAACTTCCATTACATCACCTATATATTTCTTTATAAAGTCAAAAGCCGTGCTTACTATTTTCATTATTTTTGTGCCATGTTTATCCATAAAGTCAGATATCATTTTCCATATTTTAGAGATTATACCCCATACTTTATCCATAATTTCTTTTATGTTTTTATAAAGTAATTTAAATATATCTCCAACCTTGTCAAACGTAGCCTTGTTTTTAATGTAAAATTCTTGTATACTCTTAATTACTTTACCTATAACATCTATAGCTTTACCTAGTATATCTCCAACAAATGTAAATACTGTGCTAAAAACTGCTTGTATTTGTGGCATATGCTGTTGTGTCCATGTTACCACACTTTTAATTACTGGCATTAATTTCTCGCCCAAATCTGTAAATAATCCTTGCAGTTGTTTTTTCATAAGTGATAATTGTGTCTTTAAACTACCATCGTAAGCATCACTTGCTTTATCTACTGCACCTGTAGTTTCATTCATGCTTTTAGTAAATTTCTGTATATCTACATCAGATTCTCTTAAAGCCTGTGCCATTTGTACACCTGCTTTGCTTCCAAACAGTTCAGATGCTTTTGCAGATGCTTCCATTGGGTCTTTAGTATCCTGTATATCTTTTATTAATTTTTGCAATTCATCAGGACTTTTAACTTTTTGCAATGCTTTGGTAAATGCTGTACTTGCTGTACTTGCATCAATACCAGTTTGTGCAAACATTGCCATGTATGCAGTACCTTCATCAAAACTCATATTAGCAGATTGTAATGCAGGAGCCATTTTAGTTAATGCGTTTTGACTATCTTGTACACTCATTCCATAATCTTGATTTAATACTAGCAATTTATCCATAGCACTTACGGATTCTTCTGTTGTCATTCCCCAAGCATCGCCTAAATCATCAATTGCACCAACCGCTTCGTCGTTTGCTTGTCCTGTAACTTTTGCATAATTCATAAAGTTTTGCATATATTTATCAATGTCTGCACTTGTCATCCCCATGTTGTTGTGTAGTGCTTCTGCAGTTTTTGCAATATCTTCATAACTATCTTCATTAACTTTATATAATTCCATTACAGTTTTACGTACTTTTTCCGTTTCTTCTGCAGTCATTCCTGTAGCAGACTGAAATTTAGCCATATTATCTTCAAGTCCAACTAAATTTTTTGCACCTTCTAATGCCATTGCACCAACTGCTGTTCCTATTCCTGCAACTGCACCAATACAAGCACCTTTTATTTTGCCACTCATATTGCTAGCAAAACTCTTCCATTTCGAGTCATGTTTTTCTATGTCTTCGTCAGCTTCTTTAAAACCCTTACCCCAATTGGTTTTATCAATTAAGAATTTTAAACCTAATGCACCTAAGTCCATTATCGCCATATATATGTACCTCCTTTCTAAAAAAAAGGATATAAAACTATTCAGCCTTATATCCTTTAATTTTTCTAATTTTTTTGTAATCAAGCTCTGTAACTTTTAATCTTTCTGCTTTCTTTAAATACTCTCTTCCTTCTTCTGTACTCATTTTATCTTCTATAAAAGCATATTTAAAGTTTGCTTGGAATAAATCACATGGCATTTTTAATACCTGTTCTTGTGTAGAATTAGTATATTTAACTACCATTCTTATTCTATACATTACATACTCTAAATAATTAAAACCCCCACTATCTTCACCAATAGAAGGAACAATGGGGATGGCTAGTTTGGGTTATTCTGTATATTGTAAATAAATTCTGTATATTGTCTTAGTATTTCAATTTTAACATTAAATTGCATTTTATCTATGTCAGCCTTAGTAAATTTTTTGTTATCTGTGTTGTGATTTAGTATCTCTTTTATAAGAATATTTACATTATTAATAACATCTTTAATATCTGTATCTGCACTATCCATGCTATATGCTACTAATTTAATAGCTAGTTCTTCATCAGCCTTTTTTATATGTAATGTTTCTGTTTCAGAAAACTTTATGTCAAAAGTTTCTTGATTAAATACTGTTAAATCTAATACCATTCCTCGTCACTCCTTCTTTTGTTTATAGTTCTTCTTTAATTTCTACTAGTGTTCCTGTTGCTTGACTTACTGCTTTAAATTCTGCATCTATTGTAGTTTCTTTAGCACCTTCAAATTTTAATACAAATCCATTTCCAGCCGTTGCAACCATAGTTATTCTTAATTTCTTGCCATTATCTTTAGTATGCACAAATCTTAAAGCATAATTTACTAAAGATTTACTACCACCAATTTTTAATATTTTTTCTTTTTCTGTTGTAGATATTTTTGCAGGTGTTAATTTTTCAATATTTTCCAATGCCCATGTTAGAATACCACTTTTAAATGTTACTTCTTCCTTGGTTATAAATCTTTTAACTACTTGTCCATCATCATCTTCTACTGCATATTCTGTCGGTTTATACTCAAGACTTGCCCCACCTTTTATTCTTCCTACAGAATTTGTAGGCACTTCTAATAGAAGGTCTGTAGGCATCTCACCTGTCGTATAAGCCATTAAATATAATTTACCACTACCCAATATTACTTCATCATTGCTTACTGCCATTTATATCACCTTTTTCCTTTCAAATTTAAATTAATTGTTTGTATTTAACGTTAAATATAAATATTTGTTCTATCTTTTTTACATTGCTATAACTCATGTTACCCCCACCAATTAATTGGCTTGTTAATATATTAATTTTATTTTCTTCATCGATAAATCCTGTATCATACTCTTCTTTGTCAAATAAAGCTAATATAGCTTTTTCTAATTTTTGCCTTACAGTTTCATCTCTTGTGATAATCCTTAACTCAAGTCTGCTTTGCTTAATAAAACCACCATTAATAATCGTTTCCTGATATGTTATATAATCTTCTATATTAGTAGATTGCACGTCAAACAAAGGATAAATACTAATGTTAGCATTTATAAAAGTATCAGTGTTTAGCATTTTAACCACTGTGTTTTCTAACATTTATATAACACCATCCTTTATTATTTCTAGTAATTTATCTTTATTTTTATCTGCTGCATCCTGCATAAAATGTTTACCATTTTGTCCTACTGTTTTTACAGTATTACCATTTTTGTCCTGATAATACCATGGTGTCTGTCTTCCATTTTCTGCATAGATACCAGTTCCCATTTCTACGAAAGGAGCATACTCTACATTAGTAAATATTGCACCTTCTATCACTTCATCAGTATTTTCAACTTCATGGGTTATAGAAGCACGTAATCTTCCTTCATCAACTGGACAATTTATTTTTACATCTCTTTCTACCTGTATCATTGCCTTAGTAAAGTTTTTCATAATTTTTTCCATTAATTCATCGCTAGCATTTTCTAGGTTTTTACTAACTTCATCAAATCCACTTAATTCAATATCCATTATAAAAACCTCACCTTGCCTTTAGAAGCTGAAGATGTAAATTTATCTAATTGTTCTTTATACTCTTGTGGAATATCTTCTGTATAAATAGTTATATTTGTACCACCCATACTTTGTCCTGTAGTATGTTCTAAACCTAGCTTTCTATATCTTATAATTGTTAACTCCATTACTATATACTCTAATTCAGTTGGAATAGTAATTAAGCCGGTATAATTTAATATTTTTTGTTTAATATTATCTATTAGCAAATTCAGTAAAACATCTTGCTTGGTATCTTTTAGATTTAATAATATTTTAATATTTTCTAACATTTATTTACCCCTTCTTTCTTAATAAAAAGGGAAGGGATAAACCCTTCCTTATTATGCTCCTACTGTATAATTCAATACTGCTATGCCTTCAGGTTTCAATGCTGTACAACCATAAGATATTAAACCTCTTACACCATCTGCAAAAGCACTCTCTAGTCTTAGTGCTTCTACATTATCTAATTGCTTACCATAACCAATTGCACTTCTGTGTGCCATTACTATTTTACCAGTTGGAACTGATTCTGTAATAACTACAGTAGCACCATTTATTTTAGCATTACTTACAATGCCATTAGCCAATACTTCTACATTTTTAGTAAATCTATCATCTTTACATAGCAAACCAACAATCTCACTGTTTACAAATATAAATCTATCTGACATTGGTACTTTAGATTTACCTAGCAATACTCCTAAATTAACTATTTCATCATAGGTATTTGTTTTAGTCAATGCTACTGCTGTTGCCTTTGAAGGATAATTAGAAGCCTTAACTCCTGTAACCAATGCATTAAGTAAATCTGTGTCTACTTGCTCTGCCATAACTGCAGATTCTTCCTGTACTTGTGCGTCAAGTGCCTGTGGATTTCCTTGTACTGCATCTACATCATCCATAGTGGTTGCAAAATATTTCTGCTTATCCATAGTTAAACTTAATTGTGTGCCTACTACTTTATCCCATGCTATTGTTCCTGTATAATCCTTACTTACTCCTGCAGTTGGTCTGTTAAAATAAATTACTTTACCATCTACCTTTGTAGGTTTAGTGCTTACTGCGTCTGCAAATGACACCTCATGAAAATTTGCTATAATTCTTGCTTCCCATAAATTTTTAATAAATGTACTTGTTGCCATAATAAATTACCATCCTTTTTTTGTTTTTTAGTTTTTAATAATTACTTAATTTTGTTCCAATTCTTGTTAATATCTTCAATACTCATTCCTTTTAAATCCTCTATAGAATATGCCATTGTAGCACTGCCACCTGATTTTGGTGTACTACCTGTAAGCCTTTTATTGACTTCCATTTCTAAAGCACTAGTCCATAAAGTTTTAAATTCTTTAATGTTAGCCATAGCTGTTTCAGCTTCATTAGCCATTAAATATTTTGCAAAATTAGAAGGTAACCCCTCTGTATTTAATTGTTTAGTAATCTCTAATTCCATTTTCTGTTGTAGGAATTGCTGTCTTTCTTTCTCAAAATCAGATTTCTGTTTATCTAATTCAAATTTTGCTTTTTCTTCTGCACTCATTTTTGCTAATTTTTCTGCTTCTTGCTTTTCTGTTTCTAATTTAACCCTTTCACGTTCAAGCCTTTTAGTAATAATTTTATCTAATTCTTCTTGTGTCATTGTAATAGTTTTTTCTTGTGTATCCTTTGTTCCATTTGTTACATTTGTTCCATTTGTTCCAACGTTGGTATTAGTAGCTTCCTGTGTTGCTTTAGAATCTACTGCACTAGATTCTTGTGTATTAGTTGTATCTATATTTGTATCTATGTTATCCATAATTTCTTTCCTTTCCGTTTAAAGTCCGTATGACTGTATTTTAACATCCATATTATTCTTTACAGTCTACAACAAGTAAAAAGACATAAAAATAAGACCTATAAATTAAGTCTTTGATTATTATTTTATTCAATTACTGCTATTAAACAACAACGACAATTTGCATGAATTGGCAACGTAGGAGCTTCATCAATATTAAATATTACTCCATCATATTCCATACATTCATCACAAGTGCGTTCATCATTTTCTATTAGTATTTGTACCTTTTCTATTCCAACTTTACTATAACTGTCATGTGTAGCACTGTTTACTATGTGCATTGTTTCTGTTCTAACTAGACGTCTACACTCATATGCTCCTTTATCCATTACACCTTTTAAATCTTTAGCCATATTAGTATTACTTTTACCTTGTATTATGCCCTGTGTAATAGTTTGTTGTAAATTTTTTACTAACTTATTTTTATTATCCCAAATCCTAGAACTGTAATCTGCCCCACTCCAAGGATAACTTAGTGATTTTTCTACTTGCTTGACTGGTATTGCAAAGCTTTTAACATTAATATTAATACCTTGCTTATTTAACTCACTAATATTAAAATCTATTGTATTATTGTAAGTCTCTAGTAAATGTTTATCAGTAAAGTTATTTTCAGTTTTGCCTAAATCATACATAATATTTTTAATTTCATCTTGTAGTTTTTTATACCTATTATATTTGTATAGTTCACTCAAAGATAACTCGCCATTTGTGCTATACTTCCTGAATAGTTCATCTGTAACAGAATACATATCATTTAAACTGCGTTTATATTCTACTAGCAACTGTTGTCTTATCTGTTTATCTGTAAATTTATCAATAGAATTAATCATTTTAATTTGTCTCTGTTGCCAATATTCAAAGTTATTCATCCGAATCACCACTATGTTTATGTTCTGCATAACCATTACTATTAATTTTTAATTCAGTATCTTGTATAGTATCTAAATCAAATGTGCTTTCCTGTTCCTTTTTAATCTGTTCTATTTCCTCGTCTATATCCTCGATTCCAATATTTTGTAACATAGTTCTTTGAGATAATATTGTACCCATCTTACTAATACTATCAGCGTCACCAAATAACTCACTCGGTAAATTGTAATGGAAGTTTATTTTAATATCGTTTGGATCAAAGTCATTACCTTTTAAATTAAGAATATTAGTTATTAATCTAATACGTTTCTGAATAGCTTTCTTGAATTTACGTTCTTTAGAAACTAGAATATCTGTTGTAGTGAACATTTTAGTCTTTAAAGCAGTACCACTAACATTAGCATTAATTTCTTTACTTAAATCAGGCACATAACTAACTTTATGTATATCATCAGAAAGGTTATTTCTATGGTTATTTACTACTGCATCATTCAATTGTTTAGTTAAGAATTTAGCATCCCCACCATTAGGTAGTATGATAACGCGATTTTGATTAATTGCTTTAATATCATCTCCATTCGTTCCTTCTGCTTGACTTAATGCTAAATAAGCATTACTAAAGTATTCTATATCGTTTGCAATATCTGCTATATTTTTATTGTACATATCATTTAAAGTTATAATCTGTTCAAAATCACTCATTCTGTAACGATTATTACTGTATTCTACGATTGGTACTTCCTTAAAATAATGTTCTTCTGTATTAATAAATGTAATATTTTTATCTTCTTTCACATAATGATATATATTAGTTTTAGTGTATACATCAATATTAATTGTATCTGTATTATTTAAATAGTTGTGTATTGTATAATATCTTATAGCCATATTAACATTATTTTTAACTGTACTGTCATAAACCATTATTACAGAATCTGTATCTAATGTATCAAAATTTATTAAACCATCTTCATCTAAATATACAAGTTCAAAACTCTGCCCTTTTATACTAGCCTTATGTGCTAAATCGTGATTTTTGGCCTGTTCATCGTTTAATTCAAATATTTCTGTTAATATATTAAGATATTCTTTATTATTACTATAATAACTTACTGGCTTACCTACAAAGAAACCTGTCAATGTATCTGTAATATAACTACAGAAATTTGTAATTGGTTTGTTATTAGGCTTATCTTTATCTGCAATCTGTCTATTTAATATATCATGCTTACCTTTGTAATAGTTATCTAATATTTTAAAACGATTAGAAACTATAGGTGTATGTATATCTAATAGTTTTTCTATTAAATCTACTGTAATATCTGTGTCTTGTATATCCATTACTATTTTTTTATTATCTATCAAATTTATCACTCCTTCCTTTTTATATTCCTGCTATTTTCATTGTACTAATTTTATGTTTAGCTTTTTGTAAATCCTCTGTAGCATATCTTAACGCATCTAGTAAATGATTAAAGTTATCTATTGGCTTATTAATATATTCCTTAGTTAATTTGTCCTTTTGCCAAGTATAATTCTTTAATTCTTCTTGTATATTAATGCAATTAGGATGTATTATTAGCTTGTATTGGTGTATTAATTGTATTCCGTTTATAATACTATCCCTACCCTTCCTAGCACCTTTTGCCCTTCTTAATCCATGTTGCCTTAACTCTTCTATACTCTTTTGTTCTGCACTGTCACATGTTATTACTTCTTTGCTATAGCCTTTACTAATAAGTTCTTTAGCAATTTCATTATTTAACAATCCCTTTTTATACATTTCATCAAATACATATATTAACTTTTTAGATTTATTAACTACTATTGCAATAAAAGCACTTGGGTCATTTACATACCCAAAATCTAATCCAAATAAAGCTATGTTATCATCTTGCTTAATTAATTCTTCCCAATTAAAATGTTGTACCTCCCAATTTGTATACACTAATTTATCTAGACTAGCAAATTCACCTAGTGCGTAAATTCTGTAATATGCTGGGTCAGTATCCTTCATTTCTTCTAAAGACTTAATATAATCTTGTGGAAGAAATTTATTATCTTTATATGTAGTTTTAAGTATCATTGTATTTTCTTCATTGTATTCATTTTCAAACCATTTTTTATATACCCAATTACTTTTAGAAATTGGATTGAACATACAATGAATTTGGTTATACTTATTTTTAGATCTTAATCTTAGATTTAATTGATTAAAGTCTGTTAAATCAATTTCTGTACATTCTTCTATTATAATATCATCAATGCCAGAAATTGATTTTATCTTTTCAGGGTCATCAAGTCCTTTAAATATAAATTGACTTCCATTAGGTAGAATTATAGTTAATAGAGTTTCCTTTACTTCACAACGACTATAAATTTTCCAATCTCCCAAAATAGTTTTAAATTCTTGAAATATAGAATCACGTAGAGTATTGCTAACTTTACGAACTACCAAACATTTACGATTAGCAAATCTAAGATACTTTAATATAAGCTTTTGTACAACGAATTTACTTTTACCCGAGCCAGCTCCACCATAATAAATATTAAAACGTGTATTATAGTTTTGTAGCTGTGGCAAGTATATTTTATTAAAAATTTTAGGCGATATAGTTATATTTAAATCTTTATTATTAGCATTAGAAATTATAATTACCTCCCTTCACCTAAGTTTAAAATTTGAAAAAATATATTTTTGATATATATAATATATGAATACACCCCATTTTGAAGGCTACCCCCATATACACCTATTACATTGCATTAAAAAAGAAGGTACATATTAACCTTCTTTAATCTTCATATTGCTTTATTAACTTGTAGAATGTGGTTTTCTTTAATCCTAATAACTTCATACAGTCCACTGCTGTTATAGTCTTATCCTTATACATACTATAATACTTATCCCAATTGTTTGGATAATCAATCGCTTTTCTGCCTTTATATTTTCCTTCTTGTACTGCTATATCTATACCTTCCCTTTGTCTATCTTTTATATAATCTCTCTCTAGCTGTGCCACTGCTCCAAAGATTGTTAACATAAACATACCTGTATTTGTGGTTGTGTCTATTGCTTCTTTTAAGCTAACAAATATAACACCCTTAAAATTTAATTGTTCTGTAAGTTCTAGTAAGTCTTTTGTATTTCTAGCAAACCTACTTATGCTATCTACTATTACCTTATCACCTTGTTTTAGTTTACTCATTAACTTTTGTAAAACTGGTCTATCTGTTACATTCTTACCACTTACTTTTTCAATGTAAATATTATCCATACTGATATTCAATTCTTTTGCCTTTACTTCTTGTCTTATTGTATTTTGTTCCTTACTACTAACCCTTATATAAAAATATGTTTCCATATAATCACCTCATACTTTATTATAAGATAATTATACATAAGTGTTCGTTTAAAGTCAATTATATTTTACGAACTATTTTATAATATTTTACTAACGTATTAATCGTATTTGTAAGCATTACAAAATAGTTCATCTAAACTATACTCTAAACGAACTGTTTATAAGTAAAAAAATAACAATAAAATTTTGATTTTAAATAGAGTGATTACTCTAGTTCTTCTAATTCTTTATTAATATCTTCTAAGTCGATGTTTATATTATTGTCTTGCACATTAACGACTTCTTGTCTATCCTTCCATCCCCATAGATTTTTCAAAGCAAATATGCCACCAGTTGCACTAGAACGGTCATATAGTCTTTCCTCATAATACATAACCATAAATCGCTTCGCCCTTTTAATCAACTCGACATACTGTCTTCTTTCTTCCTCTGTCTTACTACTTAACCATCCATTCTTATCACATTCTGCATAATTTAATAAAGTTTGATAATCAATATCTAAATAAGCAGCAAGACCTGTCATCGTGTAATGTAACTCTTTTTCTTTTGCCCAATCCCAATATTCATTTATCTTTTCTTCCATTTCTTTTGGACTAGAAAATTTCATTGGTTGTCCACCAAGCTTACCTTGAGATGATGGACTTCCATCTTTCTTTAATTTGACTTTATCAGATTTTTTATATCTTATTTTAACCTCTTTTTCAGCCATCCTTATCACCTACCTTCCAATTACCTTATATAACCTTAATTATTTATATCTTAATGATATATCATTGCATTATTCTATAACTACCTTAAACCTATATCTTACTAACTTTTTACTATTTAATTTCACGCATTAAAAAAGAATCCAATTAATTAGGATTCTTTCCATTACCAATAATATTTAATAAGAATCAGTACTCCATACTTTATCAATAGCTCCGATGTCATATTTATCTTTATCTTTTGTATTTGACCAAACTTTAACACTATTAATATAATCCATTAGTATTTGTTTACTTTCATTCATTTCTAAATATAATACTTTATTAAAAGTATATATTATATCCATGTCTATAGTCGTAAATTTTTTAGTATTTGATGTCCTAAGTTCTATCTCCTCTCTTTCATACATATCATAATCTATATAAAAATAATATTTTGTATTTTTAAGTATATGATTTAGTATTTCTATGAACCTATTTATATTGGAGCGATTTATTGTAATAAAAAGCGTATCAAAAATATCGCCTTTGTTTAAAACATTCATATCATAAAAAATATTAGAAAATTTCATTGTGAACTCTTTTAAAGAACACTGCAATAATAAAGTATCAAATGTTTTATATTTATATTCAAACTGAATAATCTCATCTGTTATTTGTTTTAAAACAAGATTATATTTACTAAATATATCCATTATTCTATCTTCGAACCTTTTAATAAACTCCTTCTTACATACATATTTAGCCATATCTTTTCTGATTTTTGCTGTTTCCTTTATCATGTTCAGTATTCCTTTACGTTCAGGTGTATTAATAAGAAAATTTTCTATACTTTTAGTGCAAATATATTTATCAGTTGAATTTTCATGAACGAATTTTTCACATTTTTTAACGAACCATTCATATTCCTTCAAACAACCAGTAAATTTATTTAGATCCAGTTCGGAAATTTTTCTTGAAACATAAGACGTATAAATACTCTTACTTTTCCTCAAAATGTTTATAAAATCTTTATCATAATCTGTTGGTAGACTAATTTCATAAGAATCATATTTATTTTTCCATTCTTTAAACGTAATATTACCACAATTAAACCTTTTATCAAAGTTAATTATTCGTTCAATCTTATCTATTTGATGACTCTTTATTAATTTTGCATATTCATCAGTTGTTATATTATATAAATTATTATCTAAATGAGGAAATTTTTTTATACAACTTGATCCAACTAACATTTCGTTATGATTAAATAAATTTAATATGATAAACTTTTCTTTAGAATGGGGATTACCACATAATTCACACGGTTGATTAGTTGTCTCCTTATATTCCTTAGATCTCCACTCTTTAGATGACACTTCAATCATTTCATTTACAGCATCCGCACTAGAAAGCAAATCGTATTGATCTTTATATTTTGTTTTTATAGATTCTAAATCACAAACACTAATAGAACCTTTAAAAAGATTTAGTACACTTTTTAATTCCTTATCTCTGTCACAAATACTACTTTGCAATATTAAATTCTTTTGTGGCTTAGTTAAAACTGTTTTTTTACTTTGGATTTTCTTTATATTTATCATCTCCTATTTTTTTCTTATAGAAGTATTATATCACAATATACAGTATATTCAACTATCCATTTCACAATATATTGTTATTTTCTTATATGTTTTATGATACAACATAAAGATTTTACATAAAACTAAAAGACAGTCTAAAAGGCTGTCTCAGTTATTGTTATTTAATTAAACCATCTTTTTTGAAGCCGTATTTACATCGTTGACTTTTCTGTATCTTTCATCTGTAAAGGCTTCAGGATTTTTTGAATACTCTTGAATATAACCACATTCAGTACATACATATTTATCAGTGTAAGTTCCAGTTACAAAATTTGAATCATATGTAGGTATAACAGAAACTACATTATCATTCACTGTTTTCAATAATTTACCTTGACATACTATACATTTTCTTTCCTTTTCCATATCTTATATCCTCTTTACATTTAAATTTATTATTTAAAATTTTTCTATAAGTTTCTTCCTACTTGTTCAAGTAATAATTTTATTGCATCATTAAATTCATCTTCAGTAATTATTCCTTTATCTATCAGTAATGATGTCAACACATTTATTTTTATTTCATGCTCTGATATCATTATATCAGGTTTTTTTAACTCACACGTTACATCTTTCATCTTTTCCACCTCCCCTCGTAGAAATTTACAGTTAATACATTACAGCCAATCTATATTTACTTTCCTACATTTTAACTGTATAACTATAATTTCTACAAAGTTCAGCAAATTCCTTCTAATATTCTTATTTTTATTCTAACATCTACTTGCCATTGCAAGTTATGTATTCTACCCTTATAATAACCGTATATAATTTCCTACTTCTTATCTCTTTCTTCTAATTCCTTAATCCAATCTTTATATAATCTATTAAATTCCAAATGATTTAGCTTGTACAATATTAATAATAAAATTGAAAATATGCATATAAAACAAATATATCCCATCATTTATACCACATCCTTCCATTTTCTATAATGTATGATATTGCCCAAATGACTATAGCTGATTCCATACTCTTTTATTATATCTTCTTTAGAAACCTTACTATTCTTATATAAAGCTCTTATCTCTCTTACATCGTCTTCTGTTAGCTTATAGCTATAAGGCTTTTTATTAACAAAAGTTCTTCTTTTATTTAATACTACACAACCATCTATTCGCCTATAATAATCTATCCAATCTTGCTCTATGTCTCTGGCAAATAATGTTTCATTTTCGCTTCTTCCTAAAACTTCTAATACTTCAACCTTAACATTTTGAAACTGATTATATTTTTCTTGCAATACTTTACAATCGTGCACGTTTCGTTTTAGTTTACTTATATTGCCACTTAATCTATCGCCTAAATAACCACTGCCAATATAAACATAATTTGTATCGCTTTCTGCATCTACAACATGTATAGCATATACCCCTTCATTTCGTCTTAATTTACTATTATAATTTAATATCTCTTCCATTTGTCTTACTTCCTTTCTTATTTTTTATTATTAAATATTTATAAAATTTATTTTTATTTTCTTGTTGACATTGTAAATTCAATATAGTATAATATACTTGAGTAATAATGTAATAAATCATACAAAAATAAAAATAATATAAGGGTATAAGATTTATTTTACTTATACCCTTCATGAAACCTCGCTTTTATAACCTTTTCCAATATTAAGCTACTTCACTTTTCTTATTTCTTAATTCCTGTTCTTTTATTATTATCATGTTCATTACGTCATTCTTTTTGCTGTAATTATTTACGTTTACATTTAATGTATCAAGCATTTCTTCTTCATCATTTTTAATACTGATACTAAGTACAGTTTTATTTTTATTTAATTGACATTTATAACCATGTTTTGTAACATACTCTGCTATATCTTCTTGTTTCCAATCTTTATAAAGTACATTTAATGTCTCAAAAAATAATTTTACCAAGCTGTTGCAAAAGCACAACATTTCTTCATACCCTGCGTTTGTATTGTATCTAATAACCATATCTGCAGTTAAATTAGTGTATTCTGTAAACACTTTATTAAACATATCAGCTTCAATTTTTCCGTCATTTGCAGTCATTAATTTTGACAACTTACCAATTTTGTTTTTATAAATTGTTTTGCTTGTGCTTATGTACCTTTTACATTGCTTAATATTATTGTTGTATAAATAATTTATGCAATATAGTAATACATTTTTTGCGTCTGTATTGCTTAGTACATTTTCATCTTGGTCTATTGGAATAGTAACTGTACTATCTTCACTTTCAATAATAATAATATTGCCATCTGACAGTTTGATGAATATTTCCTCGATATTCATCATTTCTGTTAATTCTGTTGTAATGCCCATTATCTCATTGATTGTTTTCTGTAATTTTTTCATAAAATCTCCTTAAGGCTTAAGCCTGTTTGTTTAAAGTCCCATCGACTATTATTTTTTTAATATATTTATCCCAAAAATGAATTTGGATCTAAATATTAAATTCGTATTACTATGCCTGCTTTCAATATTTTTTTAAAAGGAGCTTGTAGACTGAGTACAAACTCCAATTAATAAAAAATGAAAGAAAGTAATTATTATGTTATAAGCAAAATGGAAGTTAATTATAAATGTAATAATACCAATTTAATATTCAGTGTAAAAAAAAATTCTTGACATTTGTTAGTTAAGTATGTTATATTTAAGATTTATAGTACATTCTATATAAAAATAAGGGGTGATATTATAAAATATCCTCTCCTACCCCTTATTTCTCATCTAGATGTTATAGTTAACTCTTAAAATAATAGAAATACCTATCATCTTAAACTCTCCTAAAGAAAAATAAATAAAAAATTTACTTTCCTTCACAGAGTAACTTTCATTAAAACCCTGTAACCATTGGTATCACTAGATTACAGGGTTTTTTAACTGTTATTTTACTCCCTTTTTATCTTCCATAACAAAAATACTTAAAAATATATCTTTATTGTTCTGATAAAGTAAATTAATTAAATCAGCATTTATTTCATGTTTTGCAAACTTATCAATTAAAATTTTCATATTTCCTTGCTTTATTTTTAAGTTTAATATATTACATTTAAAGTCTGATGTAAGTTCATTAATTTTATCCATCAAATCCTTTTTTATTTCTTTACTATCTGTCTTACTTATTTGTTGCATTAAGTAATTTTTCTTATTTGTGTATTCTGCATACTTGCTTAAAATAGATTGTATTTGCTCGTATTTATATTTATTAGTAATATTATTATCTAATAGCTTTACAATGTCTACATTATCAACTCGATTGCTGTCTTTAATTTTATTAATTTTATCTTCCAATAGACACATAAAACAATTTACTTTTAGTAATTTATCTATATCTTTGTTTATATCAAATGTATCTGATGTATACTTCCAAAAACTTGGTAAGGCATTTTTTTTATTAATTTTAACTTGCATACAATCTAATTTTTTAATATTATTAATTTGCTCTTGTAAATTCACATTATATTTTCTTTTGGCATTATCTATTGCTACCTGTGCTAAAACCGAACAAATACATACTATATCTGCCAAATCTTTGTTTTTGCTATTCATATACCATGATAAAGCTATTTGAGCCATATTACTTGTTTTTCCTATATCAGCTTTGCTTTTTGCTAAAGCATTATCTATATCTGCCATATTCTTCATATTATTTTTATATTGTCTTTCATCTTGCTCAATACAATTAACAATAGTTGGATAATTATTCTGTGTGTATTTAGCAAAATTAACTATATCAACTTGATTAGTTGTTAAAATGAAGTCTGAGTCTTGGTCACTCCCATTGGCTCTGTCTTGAAAATCTGTTTTAATAAGATTAACTGCTATGATATTATCTGTAAAATTAAAATATTTGTCCATTATTTCGTTTTTAGTATTAATTACAATTACAATATTATTAGGTGCATTATGTGGATTTCTAAAACAAGCCAATTTCTCATCCTCTGCAAATCTAGTAGTATAACAAGTATTTCCTTGTCCTAAACTATTATCTGTAAAGCTACTATCTAATACATTGTTTGTGTGTTTAACTTGTCCTACTGCATGTAATAACATTATATAAGGATTGCCTACGATAGTTAAGTTATCGCCATTTATAAGTAACTTTCCTGATTTTAGTTTATCCTTCCAGTCTCTTATCTGATATTTTTTATAATCTCTGAATAATTTTGTACCAACTATATTTTTATTTCTATTATATAAATCTATAAGCATTTGATTAATATTCATTTCATTTTTTGTAGTATCTAAATACTTAATAAATTCATCAATATTATTTCGCATGTTATTCGTATAAATTAATGTGTTTTTAAGAATATTATTTATATTAACTTTTTTTATATCTAAAGTATTTAACATTTGATATGACATTCTTTGTAAATTATTATATTTGCTTTCATGTTCTGTTTTAACTATTCCAAATAAATTATTATCATTTTCTACTGCCTTAATCCAATCTTCCATAGTTGCATTAAATTTTTCCCATTTCATGCTATTTTCCGTTGTTATTAGTTTGATATTTTTAGCTAATAAATTTCTGCCATATCTATCTTTAATAGTAAACGTATTATAATCTAGTCCATTTTCTGCACAGTAGTCCATGAAGAATGATTGTATATTTGTATTAAACCCACAAGTCTTAAACATATGTTGTCTTAATAGTGCCATTCCTTTACCCTTCAAATCTCCAACAAATAAACTAGAATCTGCTAATGCTTGTCCATCAAATAGTGTATTCTTTAACTCATAATTATTATTATCTTCTGTATAACACTTATCATTTTTAACTTTTATCAGCTTACAACTATGTACAGAATAACTTTCTAAATCATTAATTACTAATATTTCCGTTCTAGGGTTAATCTGAATTAAACTCTCTAAGCTACTAGCTGTAAGTGCTTTATATGCTTCCATCTCTACCAATTTACAATCTTCATCTACATCAAACTCAATACCCATTTGTTGCCATTTATTAATTTTATCTACTAATTTTTCATTGATAAAGAATACCTCTCCAATTCTAGCTTTAGCACTTGTTCTGAACCAATACACATAATTTATTCTTTCGTCTAATACATACTGTTTATTTCCTTCATCATCTTTAACAATTCTTTTATTTTCATCTTTTTTAACTTTGTAGAAATCTAAGAAAAATCCATTTTGATATAATTGTTTTCTTACTTTTTCTTTCGTTATTTTTAAATCTGCTATTTTTTGTTCTAATTCTTTAATTTGTTCTGATAATATTTTTCTTTCTTTTCTACGTTGATTAATGATTTTAGTTTTACCTTTTACATCTGTAAATAATTTATCACCATGAATACTTTCCTTCTTTTCTTTTTTCAAATCTGCTATTTTTTGTTCTAATTCTTTAATTTGTTCTGCATCTATATCATAACCATAAGAAAATTTAACATTAATAATATCCCTTGTAGTATCCATTGTGCTTATATCTAACCCAATTTTATATAATTTGTTTAGCAATAAAGATTGATTAAATACTATATTATATATTTTATTTATAGTCTTCCCACATAAATTATTTTTTAATATACTACTACCTTCCAAATTTAATATTTTTACACTTTCAACCATTTTAATATCATTACACATAATTTACCTTACTTCCTTTCAATTTTTATTAGTTTTATTATTATTCCTTTTCTATTCACTGCAGCGAGATAATATCCACTTCACAAATCATGATCTAATTAATGATTATAACCTGTTCCTTTAAAGGAAATGCTATGATTTAACCTGTTCTTTTGCGTTACGTTTTGCTTGTATTTTTGCTTTTACTGCCGTAACACTACCAAATATATCCTTGATTTCTTTACTTGTATTATTTTGGTTTAATATTAATAAATTTAATATATTTGTGTATTGTTCTAAATAAAATTTTTCATAAATAATCGAACTACTGCCATAATTGGCATACAATACACTCTGAATATGAGTTTCGTTCATAATGCCCCAAACATCGCACGTCTTAATTTTTTCTTCTATAAACATATCCATAATTTTAATTTTCTTCTGAACTGATTTAATACGATTATTTATAAATTTTTCTTTCATCTGCACTTGCATATCATCAATATTTTTATCATTTAATATTTCCTCACATTTTACAAAATCTAATGTATGATGATGAATAGTATACGCATTATAACAAAGTTCAACTTCGACCTTAAAATTATCATATAATGCACAACAAATATCAAAATTAAGGTCTTCCCAAAATTCTTTTTGGTATTTTTCTGATAAACTAAATGCATCATTGACAGATTTTAATATTTTAATACTTTTACGTTTGCTCAACATTTTTTCATGTTTAATATTGAATTTCTGTATAAATTTTTCTATTGCAACTTTAATTACTTCTGCTTCTGATTCTGCTTCTGTGACTGCTCTAGTTAATGTAACAACTTGCCCTTTGTCATTATAATCTAAATAATTTATAACATAGCCATACTCATAAATTAATCCATATTTTTCATTAAGATTTTTAAGTGCTGTAGCCATTATACCTTTAACATTAGAATTAACATTGCTAAATAAATCTTTTACAACAATACTATTTTCCAATGCTTTTATACCTTTAAGATACAATATAAAATATTCTTCATTTTTTCTGCAAAAGTTGTAATTATCTGATGTTAGTAATTTTGTTGCTAGTAGATTATTTGTTAAATATAATATACTTTTATTTTGTTGCTTGTATAAATAATCTAGTAATATGTACTGTAAATCTGCATAATCAGTTGTTGAATGTTTATGTGAATTTTCGTTCTGTCCATTATTAATACGATTATCTACTTTTTCCTTCTTAACATCATATAATTCTGTAAATTGATATTTCCTACCAACCTTTTCAAATTTGCCATAACACTCTAATTCTGATACTAGAGCTTTCCTACTATTTGTACTATCTTTGTATTCTTTACCTATTATTTCTGCCCATTCCTTTAGGTTGTGTAACTCATAAATATTCATACTTTTTTAATCTCCTTTACTGATTAAACTTTTTTCTTAAATTTCTTAAAGTTGCTATCGCTGCAATTATTTCATCATTTTTCTTGAAACTATAATACGTTTTACCTTCATCTGTAAATTTATAATACTTAAAATTCAAATATGCCAATGCTTCTGCCAAATATTTATGTTCAATTACTGTAAATTTTTCATTATTAATCATACTTAATCTCCTTTATATTTTAACCGACCAACATTCTAATCCTATATAATCTTTAAAGGGTTTAATTCATGAGGATTGGAATTATGGTCGGTTAATTTTTATATATTGATATTCACTTATTGCCATTGTAAATAAAGGTGGCTTTCCCCTTGTTTGTTTCGCCTATCGGCTTCAAAAAAACAATTCCCCTTGCCCCCTCGTTTTCGTTCCTCAAACTTCACCCCCTAGGTAAACATTATTTACTTTTACTTTTTATAAAAAAGGGTACACTTTCCAATCACATATAATCTTTTAAAAGGGTTTAATTAATGGTGATTAGAATTAGTACCCTTTTTTATCCTTGAGTTAGATAATTAATCATTGGACAGCTTCAGCTGGACAATACTCTTTTGTCTTTGTCTTTTGGGTGTGGGTTTCCCACTATAGACCTACTTTGTACTAGATTGGTATAACTCTAATGGGAATTTCCCATACCCTAACTTTCGCCTATGGCTCAAGAATTGATTTGATACTATCATATTTACATCTGTTTTTGTATTTTGCAACTTAACCCTTTTCCCAAGGTATGTTGTGGCACTGGTATACTCTTGCTACCATTGTTATATATTTTATGATCTCCTTTTTGTCTGATAGCAGCATAACCATTTTCGGCTAATAGCTTATTCATTTTTTTATAATCAAATATTTTCTCAGTATTATTTTTTGTATACTGATTTTGTATTTGTAATGTCTTGTCCACAAATTTATTTTTATCAATTTCCTTTATTCTTTTGTCCATTTGTAATTGTAAAACCTCAAGGTAATTGGCATAGTTTTGTTTTAGATCGTTCATCATTTCAACAAAATATATATTGTAAATTTCTTGCATCATTATATTGTTTATAAAATTCATGCGATTAACAATATTACCTTTAATAAATTTAAAATTATTGCTCACTTTTTGGTGATTTATTGTTTTTGCTATGTCTATACAAGCATCTATAGTTGCTAATTGTTCAATTACATTTCTATTAAAAACATTGTTAATAATATCTGCTATTTTCTTTTTTACATACTCATAAAACTCATCCATACCCTTTTCTAAAATACCGTCTGTTATTGGTTTTATATTGTGTATAGAAGTGTTTTTTATAATGTAATTAAGTGTTTCACATAGCTCATCATATTTTTTATCAAATTCCTTTTTAACCCCTGCGTAAGCCTTATCAATATTGCTAATAAAAAGACTTTCTAATTGTTTTTGTGCTTCCCTAAATTCTGTTTCTAAGCTTTTTCTTACAAAATTCATCGAAACCCTCCTGTTTCCTATTTTTTAGTTTTTCGTTTGCAAACGAATAAGTGTTTAAAATACAAATTTTAACTACTAGTATCTATTTGCTTTATAGTGCGTTTTAAATGATGTAAATGATATAAGTATAGGTATTAGGTACTATACTTTAATATAAACGTGTTTTGCCTACCATTTAATCACGTTTATAGCCATCTTCCCAGGGTGGGAATGTGCTAATATAGTTATTTATTTTTCTTCTTTAACAGCTTGATATAATCTTTCAGTAATGATTGTTCTACTTCGTTCCATACATCATTTATGTTAGTAGTTTTAAAATAATATAATATAGTGCTAATTGAAATACCTCTATCAAAATAGTTATCTATACATATTTCTAATTCTTTTAGACTTACTCTTTTACTATTATCAACATAAATTTGTTTTAAATTTTGCATAATATAATTTTTACTATATATTCTTTTATCAAGTGCTAGTTCGTCTACTTTACTTAAACGTTTAACTTCATTAAAACTTCCAAATCTAAATTGGAATATTCCTATACATGGCATATTTTTACTTTGTTCAATATCAAATCTAGTGGCAACTCTACCTAGTTGTAAGCAGAATGCCTTATAAATATTTAATAGTTCCTCATCTGATACATTATTATATTGTCCATAATGTGTTTTCATCTCGTGTTCTAGTCCAATTTCTGTAATAAAATCATAATAAGTAATGCCTAAAACACTATTAATACTGCATGGTCTAATTCCGTATTTAATTATTTCATTTGTGTTTGGTATATATCCTAGTTCATTATATATTTTATATATTTTATTTTTATATTTAGTGTAATATTTTTGCATATGTTCTTTATCTTTTTTGTATCTTTTTCTTTCAGTATTTCTAACCCCTATTCTTACCAAGGTTTGTGCATATGTCATATTTAATTTGCTTTTTAATATATGTTGTGTAGGTGAATTTGCATCTTTAAAAAATTCTATTGCATTTTTAGGTTTTAGCTTATAGTATTGTTCTTTAAATACTTGTAATATTTCATCATTAGTCATTTCATTATAATTTAATCTTGCCTTTCCTTGTGCCATACCAACCCCTCCTGTGTAGTGTATCAAAGGGAGCTTGTACACTCCCTATGATGTATTATGTTAGTTATTCTTGTATATAATTGCATTAACTGTTTTTATATTACTGCATGATGTTTGTGTTGTAAGTGTATCTTTAATGTAGTCTATATAATATTCTGGGAACTGTGTTTCTGCCAATTTTTCAAGCTTTATAACAGATTCACCCCAAAAATCATCGGTTTCATCTATATCTATTTCTACACTTATTTCACGTACTACATCATACCAATATTCTAATAAAGCTATTTTTAAATCATATTCAAGCTCTCCAAAACTAACTACATTTAAAGCATCTCCCAAAGCATTATCAATCGATTCATCTATAGTTTCAAAATTATTTGTACAACTAATATAGACATACACTTTCTGTCCTTCTACGTAGTGTTCTGTTAATAATTCTTCTAGTTGTTGTTTATATTCCTCAGGTTCCTCATCTTCATCATACTTTAATAAATCTACCCGTTGTAATGCATAAATAAAGTCTTCTTTACTGTTAATATCTTCTATAACATAATAATCTCTATCATTTATAGCATATAGTATTTCTGTTTTTGTCATCTTTATCTCTCCTCATGTTTTAAGTCCTTTAGACTATTTATTTTTATTATATTTTTAAACACATACGTAAAACTAAGCTATCTAAAGCAAACACTATATATTCAAATTTAATTTCTTGTATCCATTGATTTTAACTGATTTTGGCGAATTGACAGCTTGTCCACTAGGAGTTAAAATATTTGTAGTTAGTAGTAGTTTATCACCTCGTTTCAATTAAATATTAAATAATAAAAGTTATATATTAGTAATTTTTGAATTAGGACAAAAGGATAACAACATTAACAGGTATTATTATCCTGTATTTGTCCCAGTTCTTAAGCATATCATATTTTTAGAGTATAAGTAAAATGTCGAATTTACTTATATTTTTTTATTTTATGGCAAAATACAAGCTTTTTCTTTAATTATCACCCTATTTTTAACTTTCTTATTAGTGTAGCATAACCATTTCTGTTTGTACTGTTCCGTTTTCCTTTTGGTATAAGTTGTAAACGTATTTCAAATCTGCTTTCTTTACTTTTGTTACAATTTCTGCATATGTTAAACTGTCGTTAAAATTTACACTTGCTAACTCTTCTGCTTCTGTAATTTGCTTTTGTAATTCTTGCCAAATCGGTGTATGTGCTATGTGTTTTATACACACCCAATTACCTGTACAACTATTAATTAGTTCGTCTGTCTCTGCTCCCCATATATCCCTAGCATCTTCTAAAATTGCTTGTACCATTTCTTTAGTGTTGTATGCGTAAATACCATTTGTTAATCTGTACTCTTCGTCTTCGTCACCTACATAGTTTAAATCTTCTAGCATGTCCACTGTAGCTACTTCAAACTCTTCTGCTTCTAACCCTTCTACGTTTGTTACAATACCCTCGTCTGTTAAAAATAATCTTATCATTTTAACCTCTCCTTTAAAATTATTATTTTTTATCTTACCAATTTTTAAGATTAACTTAATAATACTCCGCTAGAATTATTCTGTCAAGCATTTTTTTTAAATATTTTTTATCTATATTTTTTATTATTTAATTATGTATATTATTATAATTAATAACTTATAATTATTTTTTATTATTTAATATTAATTATATGCTTTTCTAATATATTATGCTATAATATACTACATAGATTATTGAGTATTATAGGATTATAGGAGATAAAAAGATATGATAAAAGTAAAAATAACTGATATTCTTGAAGAACAAGAACGTAGCATAAGATGGTTAGCACAAAAATGTGATATACATTACAGTACAGTATATAAGTTTTGTACAAATCAGACCGAGTCTGTTAATTTTGAAATGTTAGATAAAATCTGTGATGTCTTGCATTGCAAGGTTTCTGATGTATTAGAAAGAGTTAAATAATTTATTTCTTAATATTAAATGAGCACCAACCCCCTAAACTCGGTAACGAAAATGTTATCGGGTTTTTTATTAATTAAGATTAAGATAAATTATTTATTTAGATCTAAACTAAAAAAATCGTTTAACAAGGGTACACATTGTTTACATATCAGCTCCTGCCACTCTAACTATTAGTTATACCCTTCACAAACCCATTGGATTGGTAGCAAAAAGTGAGTTATATGAGAGTATACAAGTATTTTGTATAAGTAATCACTTGCATTATTTTTATTAATTATATATACGTTATTATTTTACGTTTTAAAGCATTGCGAATGTATCTAATGAATAAGTAATGGTATAAGGGTAAATAAAGCTATTTTGAGGGATATTTGAACGGTATAATGGGGATTGAGAGGTTATGTGAATATGATGAGTATGTGAGGGAATGGTGTTCCCCAAGCTAATTTTTATTTTGGTAAACGATTTTTCGTTTGAACAACGCAAAAGTTTGCTGTTCAAATTGCTATCATTTTGAGTGATAGCGGCAAAAAAGACTATCCAAAATTGAATAGTCCTGTAGTCGTAATTCACGATATATGATATTTATGAGGTCGTTACTAGTGACCCCTATTTAACAACCCGTAAACGTGATTAAATGGTTACTAAAAGTGGTTTATATTAAAGTATAGGGATGAGATGATTAATTATAGGAATGGTACATTTAAAATGAAGTATAGAGTGATATAGTTAACGTGTACTTGAGATGGAAACGTTAAAGTGGGTTGATATAGTCAACTTAAATTTGGAAAAAGCTAAATAGCTTTATGTGAGGTAATGATTATTTACTCCACATGCCCAAAATGGGAACATGAAAGTGAAGTAAGATTATCTGACTTCTGAAAGTGCAAAGTTGAGCTATGAGGGTTTAAGATTATCTGTAAGCTCTAAAACATAACCTTACTAAGGTTCACTATAACATAACTTCTGCTAGAAGTTAACCCAAGGAAGTAGTTTTAACCTACTCCCTTTATAATGTTGTATCGCTTTGATACTTTTATTTATTAATTGTTATTTTAATTTTATTAATTAATTTTATTCCCTGCCTATAATATACTTAATTTTTAATTCTTATACTCTTAATTCTTTGGGGGACTTTCATGTCCTTTTTGATTGGTACTCCATGTCCCATACAATCGGACATTTTTGTCCAAAACCTAAAATTTAATGATATTTGATACCTATTTTATGTCGGAATTGATTTCACAAATCGGCAAAATGGGTTTCGCATTTCAGAGAAAGCAAAAAATGTATTTTATAAATTAATTATGAATTAATTTTTTATATGACAAATAGGCTTATCTACTGTATATTTTAAAAAATATGTGGTATAATAAACCTAATGTGAAATATTAAATTACGTTTCGGATTTTTCCGAATCGCTTGGGATTTATCCCACTCAAGAGCCTAGGTCGATACTAGGTTCTTTTTTATTCCCAACCCAATAACTTATATTCTAGTGATAAATAATAATTAGGATCTCGTTGTTCATAATTGCAGAAATTATCTACTTTCTTCGGCTTATTTTTAGCCACGGACTTTATTTCCTTCACGATTGGATTATTTTGTCCATTCGTTACATTTTTTTGTGTAGTCGTAGGCTTTAAATCCTTAGTTTTTTCCTTGACAGTGTGATTGATATTGCTGAAGAATTGTTTTACTTTAGCAAAAACAGTATAAATATTACTTATACTACCCCTTCTACGCTTATTGATTAGTTTAGCATTAACTAATTCTGAAATATATCTGCTTACCTGTTTTACACTTCTTCCTAGTTTTTCTGCTAAATATTTTAGGGAAGGGTAACAATAGTCTTTATCCTGACACATACTTAGTAACATTTGATAACATCTGTAAGCTCCCATGCTTAAGTTTACATCATCCATTATATAATTTTCTGATATGGTATAGCCTTTACGTTTATCTAACATTGTTATCCCCTCCTCTCTTAATTACTCCTGTAGGTATTAAACTAACTTCTTCCAATTCTTTAACATATCTTTTTGTTGTTTTAACACATCTACCTATTCCAACTGATAACTCTTCTAAAGTTGCCCATCTGTTTTCAGCTTGACGAATCATTTCAATGTAACAATAGTATCTATAAGCACCATGGGAGAGTTTTTGTATAGCTTCTGTTTCTTCTATAATTGTATAACCCTCAAGACACATAATTATCTACCTCCCATGATTACTTCTAGTTCTAACTTGCTAATCATAAAATCTTCTTTGTAAAATCTATATCCAAACTCTAAAAATTTACAAAATTGATATCTATAAATTTGTGTATATGTGTTATAGTTACAAACTAGAGATAGTGTAATAATTTTATCATTTTTATTATCTAGCACCTTAACTGTACTATCTGCATTGTATAACTCTGTATTGTCCTGTTCTGCAGTGTCATGAAGGTATTTAATTAAGTCTGAAATTGGCATATTAAATGTATTTGTCATAATTATCTACCTCCCATGCTTGCTAATGGAGATATATAATTTTTCTTGATATCTCCTTGCAATAAGTCTGCATACGCATTTTCAGTCACGGTTACGCTTGAATGTCCTAGCAATTTTGAAAGAATATAAATACTACCACCAGCTGCAAGATAACGTTTAGCAAAATTATTTCTAAAAGTATGACAAGTTATTTTCTTATTTATTCGTGCCAATTGTAAATAGTATCGTAAGTTAGATTCTATGCCAGAAGCTGTCATCATATTGGCTCTGTTGCTACAAAAGATAAGGTTACTATTTAACACACTGTCTTTATAATTTAGCCATCTTTTAAGCTGTCTTTGCATTTTAGATCCAAAATAAACTATCCTATCTTTCCTACCTTTAGTTATAGTCTCACTTAAGAATATTGTATTGTTATTTAGATTAATATCTTCTATTTTTAAAGCAAGTGTCTCGCTTATCCTCATACCTGTATCTAACAACAGCTGAAATAGTATATAATCCCTATATCCACTAAATGTGTGTCTAGGCATACAGTTTAGTAATAATCTAAATTGTTCGTCTGAAATATCTTCTTTTGGTGTTCTTTTAACTTTGTATTGTTTAATAGTAGTAGCTACGTTTTCTTTAACTATTCTAGTATCTACACAATATTGTAAAAAAACCTTAATAATGCGTAAATACCCATTTACTGTTGTAGAACTAATTTCTTTATTAAAATCTCTTCTAGCACTTGGATTATTATTAACATTAACTGTTGTAGTAGTTAATGTATATTTACCTCTTTCCCTAGTGTCTTGTAAATATTCCTTTATTTGTGTTTTTGTAATTTTAGTTACATCTGTAATATTATATATTTCTTCTAGCCATGTTGAAAATAGTAGAATGGAAGAACGATATGAATTACGTGTCTTAACTGTTAAATCCTTTTCCACGCAGTAGCTTAAAAAAATGTCCATAACTTCATTAATGTCATTTTGTTGTTGTTTTTTATTTAATCTTGGCAT